GTTGAGTGTATCATCATCGCCAATCGTGACGTTGAAAGAAACACTATTTTTTTCTTCTGTCATTTTTGTTAATCTGGTTGATAGTATATATAATTGTCGTTACAGTAAAACTTAGTATGTAATATCTTTGTATAAAATATCTATGCTTAGTATTATAATATACAGGGTTAACTCTAACAAAAACTTTATAAGGGAATCCAGCGATGATTAGAGTGATGTCTCGTGACGATTACGGCGCTATAAGTGTTATTTCAGATGATGAAAGAGAAGCTTTAGGTTTAGGAGGCCCACGAAAACCCGATGAAGAAGAGGGATTATTCGAAACCATAGGTAAGGCTGGCGATAAGATTGGTGAGACAAAACTAGGTCAAAAAATCGGGTCCATAGTTACTGCATTATTGATTGCTATGTTTGCTAGTGGTAGTGTTGATTTTGGCCAGTTTAGTGAGTTATGGGGTGATGACGAAGAACCGGCATTGAAAGGGGGGTGTACAGACCCAACTGCAATAAATTACAAAACTGATGCAGATTTTGATAATGGTAGTTGTGTATTTCCCCCACCGGTTAAATATGGTTGTACAGACGCGAGTGCCACGAATTATGATTCTGAGGCTACGCACGATAACGGAAGATGTAATTACTTAAACCAAAACGGAACTAACCATAACGAAACACAAACTAATGAAACTGTATATGGATGTATGGATGTAGATGCGAATAACTATAACGACAGAGCGACTGAAGATGACGGCTCTTGTGATTATGAAAACGAAGAGAACCACTGTAACCATACGCAGTTAACCCTTTGGAGTGGGTTAGAATATGGCAACTACTCAAGGGAGGATAATAGTTTAGATATATATGTCGATATGGACACTAATTGTGATGATACTGATGACCCTTTACCTGTTATGGTTTATTATGACGTGGGTCATTTCTTCGAGGTAGAAGAAGATAACCAAACGTATTTAGAATATGACGCTTATGTTTACCACCAATATTTCTTTAATGTCTCAGGTTGGTTTGAGGATGACCATTGGTTAGATTCTCAAGCAGAACCATATAGCGAAACGTTTTCTAATTACACAGAAGGTGTATATTATTTCTATGCGTCATTTTATGCGGATTGGAATAACACGGGGGATTACGAATACGTTACCTTTATAACGAACTTCCCATACTATACCGATGGCGATGAAGCCATAAGGTTAGAGGAGGTGTGATAATGGATGAACACGACAGAATCGAAATACTAAATAAATTAGACAATCTGAATGCAAAGCTTGAAATAATATTAGACGAAATATTAGATGAAGGCGGGGAACAAAGGTGAACGAATGGGCGATAACAATTCTAGAGATAGTGGCGATTGTCACTGCTTTTCTGGGTATGATTATATGTCTGATGATGTGTGTCGGTGCAATACAACGTGTTGTGAGACGACTTCCCAGTATGCCCAAAATACCAAAACGAACAAAGAGAAGGAGGAAAAAAACAATGAGTAAAGACACAGCAAGTGAAGGAATAACGTTTAATGATATTTTTATGTTTATGATTGCAGTACCTTTAGTTTTACTCTGGGTTGGTTTTGCTGGTTTCGTTATACACAGCGGACTACAAGACGACTCTGTTCTGGANCAAATCGAAGGATATACAACTTTGATAGCTATATTAGGTGGGCCAGCCCTTCTAATTATCAAAGATGCTTTAGATGTTTGGAAACAAGAACAAGCAGAGAAGACAGCTTTCTATAAACAAAAGGCACAAGCAGTTATTGATTATAATAATGCGGCTCAAGAACAAGCTCAAATGATTGAAGCTAAACAACAAGAGCACACTCACAAACTTGAAAAGAAGTAAGGAAACGTTTATATACTTGGAAACAGTGATAAATGTATGAATGATTTCGAAGTAAAAGAGTTGTACGACCAAGTTCAACGCTTAGCAGAACAGCTCGAAGGATTACACGACGTCGCAGACGTAATATTGGAGATGATGGATATGGTAGTAGTAGACCCAGAAGTCGACGAAGTTGTCGAAGAACCAGAGGAAGAAGAGGTTGTAGAAGAGGAACCTGTAGAGGAACCTGTAGAAGAACCAGAAGAAGAAGAAGAAGAACCCGAGGACGAAGATGACATACACGATGAAGAAGTCGACGACGAAGAAGAAGAGTAGGAAAATGCGAGGCTCATATGGCCGCAAATAGACTACCCAACGCAGATGGAGGAGGTAAGTTACCTCGCCCTTCTAAACGTAAAGCTGCTCAAGCTGCAGCTAGAAAACGTAAAGGAGGTTCTAACGTCGGAAAATATAAAGGTGTAAAGAAAGGAGATTTTGCTGGACCATCTGGCGGGGCACCCGCAGGTAGTTTTCCAATTAATACTTTGGCAAGAGCAAAGTCTGCATTAAAACTAGCACACAACGCACCAAGACCAGCTGGTATACGTGCAGCTGTTTATAGAAAATACCCTCAATTAAGAAAAGGTAAATAATGCCAGCAAAGAAAAAGGGATTATATGCGAATATACACGCAAAACGTAAGCGTATCAAAAGAGGTTCTGGGGAAAAGATGAGAAAACCCGGAAGTAAAGGAGCGCCTACATCAAAAGCGTTTAAGCGTTCTGCTAAAACAGCTAAAAAAAGAACAAGTAAAAGGAGGAAGAAATAATGCCATACGGTAAAGGTACATACGGTAAAAAGGTTGGACGTCCTAAAAAGAAGAAGACTAAAGGAAGAAAGAAATAATGGCTAAAAAGAAGAAATCTAAAGCTATTCGCAAAACAACCAAAGGTAAGAATGCTAATTATAGACCAACGAGTAAAGGCGCTGGTATGACAAAGAAAGGTGTAGCTGCATACAGAAGGAAGAATCCGGGAAGTAAATTAAAAACAGCAGTTACAGGTAAAGTTAAGAAAGGAAGTAAAGCAGCTAAAAGGAGAAAATCCTTTTGTGCAAGAATGAAAGGAGTTAAAGGACCAACTAGTAAAGGTGGTAAGTTAACTAGGAAAGGTGCGGCGTTAAAACGATGGCGTTGTAACTGATATAATGGAAGATAAAGTAGAAGATTACGAAGCTCGTTTAAGACAACGAGTTGGTGAAGGAGAATATGAGCGTCATAAAGAACTTGTTAGGCTTTTGGCACGAAATCTTGCTATTGAAGACGTGCTTTGGGAAGAAATTCTTGTATCTATTCGGAATGTTAACGCTAGAACAGAGTTATTGCGACAGAGGAACCAGATTGTTCGCGATATTCATACTGAGTTTAGGGCTCTTAACATTGAGATACCTACTATGGTAGAGCAAAAGACCGAAAACTTTATGAACTTCTTAGGTGATTTAAAAGATGATGAATCCAGTGAAGAAGGAAACACAGAAGTTGAAAGCAGCGCTGACGGGCCGGAATTCATTTGATTCCAAAAACTTAGAAGTTTTCTTTGATGAAGTCCGAAAGGACGAAAAAAAGACTGAAAAATTGATTCGGGCCTTTTGTGAGACGTATTTAGTTGATAATAAACAAAGGCCATTGAGATTAAGACCACTACAAATGCAAATAGTAGTTAAATCTTTGACATACCCAAAGGGTGACCCTAATAAACACAGGAAAATGGCTATTTTAGCCCCTCGTGGTAGTGGTAAATCGTGGGCATTGTCTGTTTCTGTAGTAATTTATATGTTTTTCAAGAGATTTCGTGATTTAATCTTTATTATTGCGCCTACTGAAGACCAAGCGGCACTTATTTTTAATTATGTGTATCGTCACTTTAAAGATAACAATTTTTTAGATAGTTTAGTAGGTAATTACAAACTGCATAACAAACCTTACATTAAAATGAAGGGGGGAACTGTGATGAGAAGAGCTCCAGTTGCACCTTCAAATCAAGGACAGTCCATACGTGGACAACATCCTACCTTTTTAGTAGTTGATGAGAGTCCTTTGATTTCAGACCAGTTGTTTATTGATAATGTAGAACCTTGTATTATAGCAAATGGTGCACCGTTTATTAATTTAGGTACACCCAAAAACAAAGACAACCATATGTATAGATATTTATATGATGAAAATTATGAGGAGAGTTTTGAAAGGTTGCATTTTACGTGGAGAGATGCTGTATCGAAAGGTGAAGCTTATTCTGCACCTTATACTGAAGAAGATATGTTAACGAAAATGATGGAGTGGGGAGAAGATTCTATTTATTGGAAGACTGAATATGAATGTGCATTTGTGGAAAGTATATCAAGCGTATTTAACCCAGAACACTTGAGGAGGTGTTTCGATAACTATGAATTATACACCATCGAACAAATTGAGCAAGGTCGAGAAGTGGGTACTAATAATACTGTATCTGTTGACATTGGGAAATCTGTTAATAGTACTGTTATTTGTGTATGGCGAACAGAAAAATCTGATGCCGGAAATATAGCCCGACTTTTATACCTAGAAGAAATTGGCCCTAAAACAGGTGGCCACGATATACCATATCAAAGAGAAAGAATAATAACGGTTGCTGAAAAGTTTGAAGCATCTAAAGTAATAATTGATGCTACTGGAATAGGTGGAGCGATAGAACAAGAAATAAGAATGGAATGTATACCAAGAAGTATACACTTTCTTCCTTTTGTTTTTACAGGAGGAGCAAAGGGGAGTAAAACATATGTTTATCGCGATTATGTATCATTTATGCAGCAAGGCCTTATCAAAGTTCCTAACCCGGAAACGTTAGAACCACACTCAGCTAAATTAGTTTGGAAGTGGTATAGAGAACACGCAGACATCGAATATGTTATGGATGCCACACAAAAGACAGAAAAAATAATGGCACCCTCTGGAAAACACGATGATTACTGTGATAGTAGTGTTTTAGGGATACACGCTTCTCTATCTATGTTACCAGAACAAGGTAGTTTTACTGGAACCTCAATTGCTAAAAGAGGATATACAGATAAAGGACGCGGAAAATACAGTAAAGCTTCATTAGTTACAACCGGAAGACGTCGATACTCTGGTTTTAAAAGGCCATTACGCAATTTATAGGGATAACTTTTAATAGGAGCTTAGCTGTTATTAAAGAGTGATTATCTATGGGTCTTGGCGACTGGTTTAGAAGAAGTTTTGCAAGTGTGGGGTCAAATCCACCCTTTAAAGAGGACAAACCTCTCGACTTTGGAGAAGGTGTAATTAGAAGATTGAAGCTACGAAAAGCGTGGCCCGGCAAAAATTATGAACCACATATAGGTGACAATAGAACTTATATGAATGTCTATTTATCAGACCCATTAATTAGGTCTTTAATTGATTTACCGTGTTTTTATGCAGTTAAAGATGGTTACGACATTGTAACCGAAAATGAAAAGGAAAGAGAAGAGATTGAAGAAATGTTTGTCAACATCAATGTTGATATGTTAATATACAGTTGGTTGCGTAATGCCCGAGTTTTTGGAACAGGGTATTTAGAATGGACTGGTGATAACTTAGTTTTACGTTCTTCACAAAACTTATATGTTAAAAGAAACGAACACGGACAGATAGAATATTATTACCAAGAAACTGGTGATGATAAAGAAAATGTTAGATTTACAGAAGANGAAATCATTGAATTGAAAAATAATCCATTTGATGATTATGCTTATGGATTATCCGATATCCATCCAATACTATATTTAGTAGATTTGAAAGATTATGCAGAAAGAGATATTGCAGCAGCACTTAATAAATATGCCGTATCTAGGTTCGACATTTCCGCCGGGCTCCCTGATATGCCCTATGGTCCTGATAAGATTAATGAGATTGTTAGTGCATTCAATTCTTTAGAACCCGGTGAAGATATCATACACGGCAATGATATACAAATTAAAGAACTAGAAGGAACGCAACGTGCTTTTGAATATGGAAAATATACTGACGATTTGTTAGATAAAATCCATATGGCACTAAAGATACCAAGAACGATGTGGACAAACCCAGAACAGGCACGTCCTATTTTTGAACCTTACGTTAAATATTTACAGAAAGCAGTAGAGTCAGCTATGAATGCCCAACTAATGCCACAATTGTCGAAAGACGCAAGATTTGTGTTTAGAGCATTAAATGTGGAAGACGCCTTTACAAAAGCCAAGACCGATATGATTTATCTATCGGAAGGTGTCTTAGCTCCACAAGAAGTTAGGGCTGAAAGAGGACTTGACCCAGACGGAGTAGTTCCAATGATGGAAACTGCTGAGAATGTAAATGTTGCTGGTGGCAGAAACCAAGATAAGAAGGAAGAAAGCCGCCGAACAGAGAAGAGAGGAAACAAACCATCTGCCAACAAAACTGGTAACCGGAAAAACAAAAAGAAGGCACCAGCTAAAAAGAAGTCAGATAAGGATGTTAAAACTACAAAGAAAGTAATCGTGGAGGAAGTCTAATGACTGCATTCGAAAAGTGTACACTAGAGTTAGGACCCCGACTCAAGAAAAAAGGGATAGAACAACACGAGTCTATGGCTCGTAATATGTGCCTAATGTGGGCAGAAGAAAATGGTAATGATGAAAAGGAATTTGCTGAAACTAATTCAGCTGAAACCCAAAGAAGCTTTGCTATGAATTTCGAAATCCAAGATGTGGATTTAGAAAATACTAATGATGAAGGTATAATAGAATTTCCTATTATAGCTATCACTTCTGGCCGCCACGACTACGAAATAGAGGGGGAAGACCAAAAGGTTTATATAGAGCCAGAAATGCTTAAGAATAGTGTAGAGGCTTTTAAAGAGCTGCCTATATACGTCAACCATCAGCGAACACCTGAAGAGTTGATAGGGACAGCAATAAATCCTGAAGTTTCTGAAATGGACAATGGCAAAATTGCCATTAAAATGTTAGCTCGTGTTTCCGAGGAAACCGCGCGAGCAAATGATGTAATTGAAAAAGTAAAGCAGGGAGATGTCACACACGTCAGTATCGACTGGTTTTCTAAAGATGTTGATGTAATGGGAGATGCATATGCAACTAACATAAGACCTGTAGAAGTGTCATTTATTGAAAATGATGTTTCAACACCTGTTTGCGATGAGTGTACTATTGGAGAGCAATGTGACACACACGTTTCGGAAAAGGAAGAGCCTTGTTGCGATTCTTGTTCAGAAGAGGGAACAACGTGTGAAAGTGAGTCCCACGAAGGGACTAAAAAAGAGGTAGATACAATGAGCGAAGAAACAAAAGACGCAAAGACGTCAAACGCTGAAACATTGTTGGAACGTGAGTTCGCTTCATATAAGAAGCAATTAGACGAGGTTAACACTAACCACGCAGAGTTGCAAACTAAATATGAAGAAGCTATGAACCAAGTGGCCGCATTCCAGAAAGCCGAGGAGGAGAGACAAGCAGCAGAAATTGCAGCACGCAAAAATGAGCTTGTTAGTAACGTAATCTCTAAAGAGGTCCTTTTGGGAAGAATCAAGGAGGATGGACNAGAAACCCGAGCAGCAGAACTTGCTGATTGGGAAGAAACCCGTCTAACTGGATTTGCAGAAGCACTTGCTTCAATGCCAGCTCCGGAGTCTGAAAAGACATTTGGAAAAGGCAAAGCTCACGAGTCCGAGAATAAGCCTGTAGAACAAGAGCCGCAGGTCGAGAGAACATTTTCTATGATAAATGGAAAACTTAAACTCAACAAAAAAGCTTTTGAGGAATAAAAAAAGAGGTAAGTAAATATGGCAAAAAGTAACTTAACAACAGAAATTCTGTTGAACGACGGTGGAGCACCCGGACGAATTTTACCATTTACTGCTGGTAGTACTATTTACGCTGGTGACCCATTACAAATGACTGCAGCCGACGAACAAGTCGACGCAGCAACTGTAAGTGGTGGCCGTGTATTAGGTGTAGCTTTAACAGCTGCAACTTCCGGTAACATAGTAAATGTAATTTCTGGACGTGGTATTCTATTGAACGCTTGGGTTAGTGGAACCGCTGCAACAGCTGGTTCTATGTTAGAAGCAAGAGGCACAACTGGTACCTTAGCAAAAGCTGCTAACAACGCTAACGCAACAGCTATATGTCTAGAAGACGGTACAGCTTCAGAAACTTTGAAAAAGGTGATGTTACTGTAAGGAGGAAACTATGGCGATAGCAACAATAACAACAGAAGGTGGAGTACTCACATCTGTAAACAAAGGAGCATATGCAGCAACTGGAGGTACGGGAGAACGTATTCTAGTTGACTATAAAGATGCATNAGAAGACTATAACGTCACAGATTTAGACGNTATGCAATTGTNTGCAGACAGTATGTCCACAGACACANGANGAAACANTGACNTGANTTTCAGACTTCCATCTATGAATCTTGAACAGATTGATGAAGGAAGCACTCCACAATACCAACACACTAAACTACGCTCCGAGCGTGTAAGTGTTAAGGAATGGGGTATAGCAGTCGGTGTAACCAGAAGAATGATTGAGGATTCAAGATTCAACGAAGTTGAATTGGCACTCAATGAGGCTCGCAGAGCAGTCGACAGACATATGACAAAGCATATGGTATATGCAGTGTTTGGTCTAGGAGACACAGCTTTGGGAACCGGAATAGATGGTTCTGACATTGGAATATTATCTAAAGAAACAGGAAGTACAGGTATCACTAACTTCGATAAAAACATCTACGGTGGATTTATCGCATCTGGTGGTTCAGTAGGAACTGGTCGATTATATGCGTACGGATTGGAAACAGAAGCACGCTTAGAAAGGACCCACTACACCCCTGCAGCTTCAAGCTCTGGAATAATTTCAATGCAGGATTTAACAAAAGCTATTGACATCATTGGTTCATACGGATATTCCGCAGATACCGTAATGATATCACCAGCTCACTACAAATCATTACTAGATTTAGCAGACTTTACAACTGCGTTTGCAAATGTTGCTCCACCACAAGGTGGCGGACATCAAGACACAGCCACTAAAGCTACGCTACAAGGTTCCCCATTAGGAGGAACTGCTGGTAGCGGACTTGTAGGAAGCTTGTACGGTTTGAATGTACGAGTCAGCCCTTGGATTCCATCCGGAAGATTTGGGGTATTTGATTTGTCAGAAAGACCTGTAGCTTACGTCGAAAGACGGCCACTAACAGTGGAAGAAGCAAATCCCGGATTTGGTATCGTTGGTTCTTATATGTCAATGAGATATGGACTAAAGATTGTCAAACCTGAGACTGGTTGTATCTTAATCCACAGTTAGATAGATAATATTTATCTAGTAGTTACTGGGGTTCTACTAAAAAACCCCAAACCTTTTTTAATTAGCGTGAGCTATAGGAATATGTATGCCGTACACAGGAAGAAGTAGAGGAACTGGAAAGAAAAATATCATTTCCGATATTGCCAGTGGTAGCGCTACATCTTATCAGGTATACACTAGTGGTGGCGGAGCTAAACGTTATGCTAAAGTAGATGCAAGAACTAAACACCCTATCAAAGTTGATGCTGGAACTAATGCATTAGACTTAGCATATAACACTACTAATTTTTATTTGAACGGTTCAAATCAATTATCTTTAACTATTACAGGAACAGCAACTGATTTAAATTATTATACCACAGGTGCTTCGTTAGTAGGAAATATTTTATCAGGTAGTTTAGCTGGAACTACAGCCTTTTGGACTGCTGACTTATCTGCATTATCAGATGCAACATATTGGTCTTCATCTTCAGCGGGTGTATTTCAACACGAAACAGGAACGAGTGTTGGTATAGGAACTAAAGAGCCTTCGGCTAAATTACATTTATCGGGCAATTCTGCTTATCAATTTAAAGTAACTTCTGGAACAAAAGATTTATTTTATGTCAGTGGAGGTATCGTTTCAGGTACCAATTTTTATGGGGACGCAAGTAATTTAAGAAACATACCCGGTGCATTGTGGATATCTAGTTCTGGAAAATTGTATCCTAAAGGATTGGGTAACAAAATAGGTATTGGAACTAATACTCCTACATATCCTTTACACATAACAAATACAGGTACTGGTTATAGTGCGTGGATAGAAAACGCTAGTAGTAATGGTTATGTATTAGCATTAAAAGCTACTGGAGATAATTCTACTTTACTTTTTCAAACAGACCACATTATACCAAGTCAAGCATTACATATAGGTAATGACAATGCTAATATTTATTTTAGAACAGCTGGTAGGAAAGTGGGTGTCGGAACTAGTAGTCCTAAAGCATTTTTCCACGTAGCTGGCGCTTCTTTATTATCAGGTAATACTAATATAGGAGGAAATTTAGTAACTTCTGGTACTGGTAAATTTGTAGGTACATTATCTATACTTAGTGGTTCAACTGTTGGTGACATTATTAACACAATGGTAGATGCGCCTCCAGCAGATTCTTTAGCTACATCTTTAGCTATAGCTAATTATATTGGACAAGTAAGTGGAAATATACTAGCTGCTAGCGGAGGTAAATATAGTCAATCTTATAGATGGATGATTGCTAGTTCTTCTGCAATTACATCTGCATTGGGGAGTGGTGCTGCTTATAGTTCTGCATATAAATGGACTAACGCTAGTGGTGCTAAAATAAGTGAATGGTATTCTGCAAGTTCTAGTAAATTAAGTCAATCTTATAGATGGGTGATTGCTAGTTCATCAGCAATTACATCTGCATTAGGAAGTGGTGCTTCTTATAGTGCTAATTCTAGATGGAGAACTAATAGTGGTAGTAAATACAGTGAAGCTTACAGATGGGTTAGTGACAATTCTGGTTCAGTAGATAACTTCTGGATATCGGGTTCTAATCAAATTAGAACACAAGGTAAGACTACTAATTTATTAGTTAGTGGAAACTTAGGATTAGGAGCTTCTAGTTCTGAAAAATTATTTGTTAAAGGTGATACATTTGTTAGTGGAGGTACAATTAAAGCTTATCAAACTAACAGAGATATTGTAATAGACCCTTACCAAATAGTTGGAGGAGATAATCAATACAGTGCCATATTAGGTAGTGAAGGATTAATGATTGCAACACCCGGTGATTCTTATGTAGATATATGGAGTACTAAAAATCGATATACTAGATTTAGACACGCTACCGGAAGTGTAACTAATAATCAAGGTACTTACATAACAGGAGCAGCTACTTCTACAGAATTCTTTAGAATTAAACCAACTGGTACTAATTATGCTAAAGATGCATATTTATATGCACTAAATGATGTTACCTTAGCCGGTAAAGATTTGACGTTAGATGCTAACGAAAATATGAGTTTGTTTTTGGATGGTCAACTCGATATATATAACGACCAAGGACACGGCGTGTTTACAATTAGAAGTGGTACTCACGCTGCTTTTGAGATGGAAGGCGACGGTGATATGATTTGGAAAAAGAACAAAACTACTAAATTAATGTCTTTAACATCTGGTGGAAATTTAGGTATTGGTAATGTTACTCCTTCTTATCCTTTACACGTTTTACAAGGAACTAGTACATACGGAATCTATATGATTAATAGTGAATCAAGAGGTCTTAGATTTGGAGATACTAGTGCAAATGGAACTGGGTATGGTAAAATAGAAGGTCTTGGTGGAAGTCTTTTCTTAGGTTCTACACAGATATATACATCTTTTATACCTACTGGAGACCTTGATGTTAAGTTAGGGGAAACTAACCGAAGATGGAACCGATTCTATACTAATTCTGGTGCTATTGGTTATTCTAATGGTAAATCAGAAAACAACCCATATGTATTAGCTGTTAGTGGTTCAGATACTAAAAACCCATTAATTGTAAATGCATCTGGAACCAATTATGCTTTGGTTGTTGCTTCAGGTGGAAAGGTAGGAGTAGGATATTATAACCCAAGTGAAGCTTTACAAGTTTCTGGTAATATCAGAATAGATGACGGAGGAAATGATAACCGTTTAATATTTAACAATCATTCGACTGTATTTACTAGTGATTCTAACAATAGTAGTATGCAAATGAGAAGTTATGGTGGTAATAAATACAACTATCCAATTAAATGGGTAGGTGCTAGTGGAGCTTCTAATTATCACAATATATCTTTCCACGATGACTTTGTAATGATATCTGGTAATAGAGTAGGTATAGGAACAACCGCACCTTCTATGCCATTACACGTAGTTCACGATGACCACGAAATTGCTGAATTTGAAAGTTCACACAGTG